GTGATTTCGGTTTGCTCATAAAAAAACGTTTTTGATTTTTTTGTTTTTGTTTCGTTTGATGTGTCGATGATGCCGCCCTGTCTCATTGCTTCGGCTCTTATTGTTTGTCGCATTTGGTTGCGTTGGGTGACGTATTTGTGTGCAAGTGTGTTATTGCATTTAGCGCATATGCCTCTCAAGTTTTCTAAATGATGTGACCCACCTGCGTCGAGTGGGATGATGTGATCTACTTGTGTGCTGGGTGTGCGGTTGCAGACTGTGCATATGGGTTGTTCTCGTAGTACTACCCCCCTGTTTTTGAGGTACTCCGGGTTTGAGTGTTGTTTGCTCATATTGCGCTAGCGCGCGCTGTCGCGCTTGCTCTCAGTTGTGTCAATCCGGTCATGTTGTCAACTTTGTGTTTGTGGTTTGTTTTCGGTATGTCAATTTGTGTTTGTTGTGATTGAGCATAGTGCGCTAACCCCCCGTGTCTTGCCTCACCGACACTCCCATTGCTTTAACCGTTTGCCTGACTTGTGCTCGCGCACGCGTCATCTACCCACGTTGCCGTGTGTTACCAACCGCGCTGCAAAACGCTTAGGTCATGCCCGTTATTTAGTTTTTAGGTTCGCTTGCTTTCAACGCATCAATCACTCGACTCATATCACGCTTAGTTAACTCGCCTGTCGTATGCACCTCACGATTAAGCGCGGCGCTAATAAACGTTTTGAGATCATCGCCTTTAAGACCTTGACCATTTGCTAATGCTCTCATCATGCCCAACTGTTTAGGTGACGCATACTCTTGCGGTGGCGCATCGGGGAATGGCATCTCTACCTCATGCAACGGCACAACGCTCGCCAAATGAGTAGCGCCTTGCCTTGACTGGGCTGCCTCAACCTCATTACGGCTCGCAATGCTCTTGTTAATACCAAACCCCATGTATCCAAGCGCACGACCCAACGCGCTCGTAAACCCAACCTCATTTTCACTCATCTTGGTAAACGGCGTACGGCCCGGATAAACCTCGCACGCTGACGCGATAGCCGGTATCGGGTCAGTCGAGTCACGCCACACGGTCACGATGCAACGAATAAAACACGACTTGTCGGGCATTTCTACAAGTTCGCGGTGCGTTTCTTGTATGCGTAGATCAGGATATTTTTTTAGCGCCAATGTTAAACGTGTGGGTACGTCAACGTAGTTTTCTAAACTAAAACTCATGACGCTAACTGTGCTTTCAATATGTGCATTGGTAATAAATCGTTTTGCGGTATCCAATAATCATCTTGGTTGTATCTCGCAAATTCGTGCCCTCGATACTGTTCAATACTGTCATCACAATAATCAAACCAACCTTGCAAATTAACTAAACGCATTTCTATTGATGCGAAACTGTGTATGTATCGCCCTTTTGGGTTGTAAGACTTAATAATTAAATGCCCTCTTTGATGTTTGCTCGCCTTTACTTGGCAACCGTTCACAAGATCGGTGCGATTTGCGTCGTACAAAGTGTCAAAATTGTAAGCAATGTTAAAATATTTTGATGCTGCGTACTCGCTCATAATTGCGCGCAAACTTGTTTCAGGGTCGTCATTTTCTTTATCAGCAACCCAACCCTTTGCCTGCTGATTATGTTTTTTTATATTCATTGCCATTTCGTCGCGACACGCAATGCATTTGGCAAACTCTTGGTCGTTAAATCTAATTAGCACGAAATACCTGATTTTCTAAACGCTGTATTTCTGACGACTGATAATTGTTGCGCTCTTGCAACACTCGAATGTCACGCTCTCGTGCCGCCAACGCATCTTTAAGATCGGTGATGATGCTGCACAAATACCTAACCTCAATGCGTGCTTGGTTAAGTACATCAATTAGTTCGCTGTCATCTAAAACGTTGCGATCATCTATTTCGTGTTGCAACGCTCGTAGTGTGCTTCGCGCTGCTAACTCGTGCGGTTCGTAAAACGGCACTTTGTTGCCTGTGATGTCGTTCATCACTTGCATAAGCGCTTGAAACTGTGGGTCAGTTCTCGGGTCGATGTTTCCGGTCATCTTTTGCCTTTCGTCGTGTGGTGAAACAAAGTAGCACATACGTGTACGCGGTTAGAACCGTCGCAATCGCTAAATGTTTTATTGTGACCATGCACGCCACCCATTCGAGTAACGCCAAATGTTTAGCGCTGCACGCAAATTAGTTTCTAAATCAAATAGATCGTTACACACGGTCAATAGCCCGTATGCCTGCATGTAGCCGTTTGCGTAATATTTTGACGGCAAGCACCAAAAGTCGTTAACTTGCATAGCGCCGTAAGACTGGCCAACTGTGTCAGCGCCGTTAAACGCGTCAGGTAAGCACCTCGACTCACGGTACGCAACTGCCACAACTTTGGTTAGTTCAGCCTCGGGCCAGCCTACGTGTCGAGCCATGTTATAGACCGTCTCACACGCGTCAGGTTGCGTTATAGGCGTGGTTACCAGCGTTGTGGTCGGTAGTGGCGCTGACGGTTCTAGACCCTGCCAAACGGTTATTGGTGCGGGTTGCATTTCTTGTGCTGTTGGCGTTGGCGGTTTAGTCAACACGAATATTGATGTGACGCTAATAAATAACGATATAGCGAGTTTGCTGATAAGTGTCATAATGACCTACTTTCCGGTAGGTCAACCAGCCTAGACAGATTGCGGCGCTGCTTTTGGTGATGCCTTGAATACCGCTTGAAATGCCTGTTTTGTTGCTTCTACGTCATTTGCTAAACGTGGGTGAACCTCTATGTGATACCAGTCGCCTGCGTCAAATTTGCCGATTTGCCATGTGCCACGATCGCAACGCCAACTGCGTGATTGCGCGTAGTCGATCACAAGTTGTATGCCGAGTGTGTCGGCGTTTAACAAAAGTTTGTTTAGGTAGTCGAGCGATATTTTGCGGCCGTCTTGCTTGCCTTTTTTTGCTTGTGCTTGCCAACGATACGAAACGTCTGTTGCTAGCCCTCGAGCGTGATTGCTGATGATGCCGGGTTTGCCTTTCATGTCACGATTTATAAAAATGCCGTTATTCCACAAACTGCCGTCTGAGTGTTTGCAACACAACTCAACCCACTTGGCCATGCCTGCCAACGCTGACGTTACGACTGGCTGTTTTGTGACAATGTACGGTTTAGTCATTAGTTGGTTTATTTTTTATGCCGTTTGACGCGACGAGACCTGACAACGTGCCGGTCAAAAACACGACGATAGTTGACATCAAATCTATAAACGCTGCGTCGTTTGGTGATTGCTCAAGTGGTTGCGATACGAATAACAAACCCCAAATCATGCCTAGCACGATCATGCTGAACACGATTGCTAGTAGTACGCCGACTGTTACGACCATGCGTGCGTGTAGTTCGTTGGCGCTGTATCTGTATCGGCTCATGGGATTATGTTGCATCGGTCAGGCACGTTGCAAATGACGTTGCGTGTGCGTGCTTTTTCTTGTTGTGTGTTGTCGCGTGTTGTTTCGCATGACATTAACAACATTAATGCTATGACTGCTCGAATGGTAGCCATGTCTGTGTTGCTTCGTTCCAGTAATATTTGCCGTCAGGTTTTGGCGTTGGCGGTTGCCAATCGTTATTTTCGTCAAGAGTCCACGACTCGTATGGTTGTGGTGCAACAAATTCGTCGCGCACATGATCGTATGTAAATCCTGCACCTGGAAATTGTTTGCGTATGCGGTTGTTGTAACTGCATTGCAACCATTCGCCGCCAAGTAAATCGTGACAAAATTGTGCGCCGTTTGCTTCGTCGTTGTCATGCACGACTATTACGCGTTGCACAACGCTGTTAAGTATTTCTGCAAAGTGTGCCATTAGTAGGTGATGCTTCCGCTGCCTGTGAATGTGTAGATTGTGCCTGACACGCTTGGTGAACCTGTAGTCGATACGGCCGCTATGCCTGCATTAATAATAACTATGCCGCTACCACCTAGACCCGTTCCTGGACTGTTAGCACCACCGCCGCCGCCGCCCGTGTTTGCTGACCCGTTTACGGCAGCACGAGCAATCGCTGCTGCACCGCCCTTACCGCCACCACCAAGACCACCATTATTGTTTGTGTCGCTGCCTTGACTATTGCCACCGCCGCCACCACCGTAATAAACATTTGTGCCACTAATGCTTGTTTGTATTCCATTGCCACCTACGCCACCAATTTGACCTGCGGCAGCATCACCGCCAACTGCGCCAGCACCACCGCCACCACCACCTGCACGGTCACCAGAACCGCCGTCGCCTTTACCGCCTGCAAAACCTTGCGATGATACGCCTGTGCCACCGTTTGATGTTAAACCTGCTCCACCGTTGCCAGACCCACCGCCACCCGACCCGCCATTTTTGCCGTCAAGAACAGTACCGCCGCCACCACCGCCACCTGTGCTTGTAACTGTTGTAATACCGCTACCAGCAATCGAACTATCGTTGCCGTTATTTCCTCTTAAATCACCGTCTTGTGTTGTAGCACCTGCGCCGACCGTAATTGTGTAAGTAACACCAGCAGCCAAAACCAGCGGCGTTTCTAAACTGCCGCCGCCACCCGTTGCATCGACCGTGCAACGAACACCGCCAGCACCACCAGCGCCGCCCTCGTTATATCCACCTGCACCGCCACCAGCAACAACAAGAAACTGAGCAAGTATTCCGCCGCTATGCACGCCTGCAAATATTTGCACAACTTACGCTTTCAAGTTGCCGACAACCACCCAAGTATCAGAAGCGATCTTGGCACAAGTTGCAACCGCGTACTGTGCATCAGTTTTTAATTTACTGCCAGCGCTACGCAACGTCACGCCTGCACCAGCTGTAATCGTCACCGTGCCAGCACCAAGTTGCATAATGTTTATCTGCGTACCAATACCATACGCAACACTTGAATTTGGTGGAATAGTCAACGCAATACTCGCCGCGTTATCACAAGTAACAAGTTTGCCGTCATCAGCCAACACCGTTGTGTAAGTCGTACCAGTTTGTGCGTTAATTGCAATCATTGCTGTTGCGACCGCATCAAGTTCTGCGGCCGTTAAAACTTGCCCTGCGGTAAAATCTTGTCTAGTTGCCATAATGCCTCACTTTATCCTAAAACGTTGTCTGCATCTATGATGCCGAACACCGCGTCGTTTAATATCAACTCATAGACGATCGTAGTTGGCGACGTAAAGTACATGACCGAATGACCGCCGCTTACCGTAATCGTATGCTCGACACCCTCTACGGCTAATTCTTGTGCCAACTGGGTTGTGCCTGTACCGCTCGCAAACGTTTTTTCAATCGTGATCGTGTCGCCAATATCTATGATCGCTACTGTGTCGCGTTGCGCTGTAGTCAGTTTGTTTAGGTTTGTGCCTAGCGACGTGTAACGCGCCTCAGGCTCAGCCTCAAGCAAATAGTTAGCCAACGCCAGCGCCGCCGTATCGTTGTGCAATAGCGAGTCGGTGATGCTTGTCGTTTGTATAAAGTACTTTGCTTGGCTCGCCAAGTCTTCGGCTACCTCTTGTGTGCCGCCTCGAATGGCGACCGCTGCACGGTTAACAACTTGATCTGCCTCAAACGTAATACCTACTGCGTCGTACGGTATGTTTGTGTTGTCGTCGTGAAAATCTGCAACTGGCTGACTAAGTGTGTTGCCTATGCGTGGCTGAAATGTTAGGTCGCCGTCACGCGCCATGAACAAACGACCCTGCTCAGCCAAGTTAATTTGGTTGCAATAGTCGAGCGTGTTCGTGCCTTCGGCAACGGTAAATGCTGACGCGCCGCCAAGCGTTTGTGTGCCTGTAGAAATGTTGCGTTGCCCGATCGGGAAATCAACCTCAGGCAAATTAAGTACGGCTGTTAGTCGAGCGCTAGACAACTGTTCGCTGACGTTAAATTCTGCAAGAAATGTTTGTGCCAACAAATAAAAATCGTCTGCACAATAAACCGTCACCGTATCCAAACCGCCTAATTGAAAGTTGTACTCGTAATTGACAACAAAACCAGCAAACAATAACTCTTTAACGTTTGTGTTTGAGTAGCGTGCTAAACGCACTCGACGCATAGGCGCTAAACCCGGTTGCGCTGTTGCTGGGTCGTAAAACGGGCTAAGCGTGTCAAACGGGTTAAAAATGCCTGTCGTGTCAAGCATGTTAAACGTCATCGTGCCGGCACTAAATTGATCGCCAACGTCACGCCTACCGCGTTTAACGTTCACGCTGTTGATGCCTGTCGTTACGTCAGCAAAATTAGTTGTGCCGTCAAGCACGTATTGCGTGTTATTAAGTACGCCTTGCACCGCGTCATCAAGCAAAAATGCGTCTTGAATGAACCCTGTGTCAACCTCGAGTGTGTAGTTGCCTGCACCGACAACGGCTGTGCCTGCCATTACGCAACCTGTATCTGTGCTGGCCCTGCCGACCTGTTATATGCACGAATAGCGTTAACGACCGCTTGCCCGATCTCGGCGCTGGTCGCCAAACCGCCTGTCACGTTTACTGTTACGCCGCCACCCATGCCACCCATTTTTGACAACGGCACAACCGCTTCGGGGCCGCGCTCACCGATCATCGCCAACGTAGGCGACGTCACGATGCCACCCTCTGCAAGCATCGGTATGTTTGGCACGCTGATGCCCTTGCCACCAAACCCCGGCACCCATGACGGGAAACTAAACGACAACTTGCCTACCGTACCGTTCCACAATTTTGCTATTGCGTTAAATATGCCTTTGTAGATGTTTAGTACGCCGTTGAAGTAACTGGTCAAAAAATCTAGGCTGACGGTGACGCCTGTTTTGATTGCGTTGAATACTGTGTCGACTACGTTACGTACTGTCTCAAATCGTTTGTACAAGATGACGAGCGCTGCGACAAATGCGACAATGCCGATAATGACGAGTGCTATCGGGTTTGCTGACATAACAAAGTTAAACGCCGCTTGCGCTGCCGTAGCAATCTGTGACGCAATAGTAAATGCTTTTATAGCAATGTTCGCAACGATGATTGCCGCCGAAAAACCGCCGATGACGCCTGCAATGATTAAAAACGCCGTCGTGTTTTCTTGCGCCCATGCCGCCATTGGCTCAAGAATTTCTAACAACTTTTGCAACACGGGTAGCAACGCCGCGCCAATTGACTCTTTAGTTTCATTTATAGCAATTTTCATGCCCTTCATACGACCCTCAAATGAGTCGGCTGCAACTGTTGCCGCGCCACCAAACGAAACCGCCAACGCGCCCGTAATGTCATCAAGTGTTGACTCCGAGTCAATGACGCCTTTAAGCGACGGGTCTAACTTTGTTAACGCTGCCGTTTGTCCGTTGGCTGCCTTACCTAACGCCAACGTGACGCTTTCTAAGTCTTTGCCGGTTGCCGCTGCGATGTCAAGCGCCGTGTTCATCAGCCCTTGTGCGACCTCTACCGAGCCAGTCGAGCGCACTAAGTTCGCCATTGCTGGTCGTAACTCATCGTCGGCTACCGCAAACGCACGCGACATGCCCGAGATAAATTCTTCATTGCTTGCAATGACGTCATCGGTTGCCATAGCGCTAGTGCGCAACTGTTGCGCTAACAAATCTTGTGCTTTTTGATCTTCAACAGCTGCCTGCGTAGCAACGCCCAAACCTGCCGCCAAACCACCAAGCGCCGCAATAGCCGGCACCATTGCCTTCTTTAACGCAAACCCTGCCTTAGCACCCGCGCCTTCAAGTTGCTTAAATTCTTTAACCGCTTTGTCAATGCCCTTGCCGTCAAACTCGCTGATAATCGGGATAGATAATGCCATTAGTTGATTTCCTTTTGCACCGTAGCAATAGTTGTCTTAATCATTTTAAGCATCTCTGCTTCTATGCCTCGGCGCGCTTTGTAAACGGCTGGCCCAATAAGTCGAGTGCGACCAGCGCTAACTGGATAGCCAGCGATACGCAAACTGTCATCTAAACGGTTAGATGTTCTGCGACCTGCCACCTCAAAAATTGCTGCACCCTGATCTTTTTGCTCAATAAGAATTACGCCCACCGCGTTGCGTCGAGTGTCAAAACGCATCTTGACGCCGCTCTTTGCTTTGTCAACACTAAACCCCTTAATGCGTCGCCCGTCTTTGCGTTGAGTCCAGTCGTTAGCAAAATTACTTATTGGCACTTTTGTGTAAACCGCTTTACCTGCGTTGATCGGTGGTTGCGCTATCTGTGTTGCGTCGCTCTTAAAATCTTTTTGCAACTGTTTATCAATCTTGCCTAAACCGTTAATTGTTTGTTTTAGACCGACAACCTCAACCGTGCTGTTAACTGGCATCACTTACGCTCTTTGTTAATTAGTTCAATGGTTGTGTTCATGTCATCTATGTCGAATGTGATCTGTGGCGGCCAATACCCGGTAGCGACAAGTATCTGCGCTAATCCGTAGCGGTATGAGCCGCGTCGACTTTTGGGGTTGTCTGCTCAATGACCTCAAGATTGAGCAACGATTTAATGTACTCGTCTAATAGTGCTGGCACCACGATGCCGTTTTGTCGTGATGCTTCGTACGCCAAAAACGCCAAATCTTCAATACCGATACCGTCGCTAATCTGTGACGCTTTGCGTTTATATTTTCTCTCCCACGCCACGATCGTCATCAGGTTTGTGGTAACTATTTGTTCTCTGTCAGCAAACGTCAGTTTCATTGTTAATTGCATTAGTGCCCCCGATACGGCGTTGTATGTTTTTTGTTTATTGCTTTAATTCTCAGCGGCCAATGCCGCGCGATCATGAGACTGCTTTAGTAAGTGCGCCACCGGCAAACGTCAAAGTGATCGTGCTAAGTTCACCCAACGATGCCGAAATTGGCGTATGGCTGGCAAGGTAGCAACCTGTCAAAGTGTATTTTGGTGCGGTCGCTGACGGCGTTGCAAGACCCGCTGCAGTAGGTGAAACCGTAATCGTTGTCGTAATGCCAACCAAACCGTAAATCGTTGCTTCGGTTTCTGATGCTTCGTACGATTGAAATAGCGTCACCTCAAATGTGTTGTTTTGCAATGACGTAACCGTTGATGCACCAAACTTGCGGGCTGTGTCACCAAACGCCGTAGTTTCAAGTTGGTCGTACTCGAATGTCAAAGTTGCTTCAGTTGCCTGATCGGTCAAATTGACGCTGTTAATCGTTAGCGCTGGGTTGCTCAAGTAAACGGTTGTGGCCATAGTGGTTATTCCTTTTCGTCTGTGTCTTTAGTTTTAACAGATTTTTTGGGCTGTTGCGTGGATATATGCCCTGCGTCAATCAAATGCTCAATGTTGCAACCCTCTAAATCTTTGTCGGTAATGGTGTCACCGCGTTTTAGCCCGTCAAGTCTGTTGCTGGTCACTAGGTAAGTTGTCATGTGTTTAGGCTGTCCTCGCTGCGATACCGCACGTCAAATCGTAGCACGGGTATTCTTGCCCACCGATTTCTAGTACGCCCGGTTGCCCTGATGTGATGATGATTGCTGACCCTAAAACGGTTGCTGTGATCTGCAATATTTCGCGCAACACGGGTAGCCCTGCTGGGCCGCTGCCAATAATTTTTATCGGAAAATCCATGCGCACAATGTTGCCGTTGCCTGCCGTAGTCGTAAAACTTGGTGCTTGTAGAAACACGCAATTAGGCACAATCTTTGTCGGGTCGTTAACAACTCGCAACGATGTGATTGCCGTCAACGTTGCTGTGATGTCGTCAATGCCTTCGTTTAATAGGTCTGTAAACGGTGCTGGCATCTATGCCACCGCTGGTCGATCAATGCCTAACAACTGTTTAACGATCGGCGTCAACGACTGTTGAGGTGCGCTACCCATGCCCTCAAATGACGCAAACACGTTTTCGAGTGAACCACGTGAGCGCCACAACGCCGCGCAATACATGAGCGTGCCTAGTGTGACGTCACCGCTAGGCGACGTGCTGAGACTGTCGTTGTAGCCTGCCTCAGCGCGACGGCGACTGCAGAACTGGTTGCCAGCGCTTACTGCCTGCGTAGCCAGCGTGTAATCATCAGACGGGTTTGTGATTGACACGCCTAGATAGGTGACAAGGTTTGCGACCGTGACCCACGTGCAAGTAGGTGTAAACGAGACTGTGCCTGTGTAGAACGCGCTGTACTCAACTGCATCGCCTGTGCAGGCGTACAGCACTTGATTAGCGCGCGGTACGTTTTCGTTAAATGTCCATTCGCCTGTAGTGCTATCTATGCCTGTGTACTCGTATTGCGGGCATGACAATACGGTAAACGTGCCGTTAAACGGTGCGGCAATGCTTGCGACAACGATGCTGTCGCCAATTTGTATGTCGGTCGGCTCGAGCGTAGATATGCAGGCGTAGTTATTTAGTAACTGTTTTGACGCTGTTAGATAGGTCGCCATAGCGGTGTAGCCGCCATGCGACTAAGCAATTACGATGCCCTGAATAAACGATGACTTAGCAACAAATGTTGAGAAGTAACCGTAGTAACTAAACGTGCGTGACAATGTGCTTGGGTTTGTAACCGACAAGATACCTTGTTGCGCTTCGTAAATCTCAAAACCCGGTGCGTAAACAACAAGCATTGTGCCGCTTGCAAAATTGTTGTCAACTACAAGCGTCAATCCCATTACGTTCATGGAGTTGTAACCAAGACCGCCTACTCGACCAAGCGAGTTTTGGCCAATTACTCCGTCAGTTGTGTAACCGAGTACTGGTCGCTTGCTGCTGTCTAACTGTGCGCCAAGTTTTTCCCACACGTCAGGCGATACGCACAAATGTGTTGGGAAATAATTGCTGTCCTCTGTGATCTCGCGTGCTGCGTCATAAAGCGAGTTAATCAGCGATGTTGGGTCGCCTGCCGTAACTGTCCATGTCGAGCCTGATGCTGTCTTACCTGCAACAAGCGCGTCGGCTGCAACGTCATCAGTTTTAATGAGATACTCGCCTGCAAGATCATTCAAAATCAAGTTCATTGAACTTGGGTCTGTAAAGTCCATGTCTTGTTGCGTAATAGTTACTTGACCAGCAACAGTTGTTTTAGTAACTGTGTTTGATGCGATAACCATTGTCGTTGCACTAACTGCCGAACCTTCGGTCTGTGTTGCGGCCGAAGTGTGCGTAGTAATTGTTGGTCGAATAAAAGTTTTTGACGGTGTGTTTGGCATTGCACGCGCACCAAATGCGCTAACAACTGGTCGCACAAAATTCAAGTCTTGAAATAGTGGCCCAAGTACTGGTACTGGCAAAAGACCCGGTGTATCAGTTGTCAAAATGTCGCCCGCTGCTGCTTGCAACGCTGACGATTGTTTTTTAACAGCGTCTTTGTATGCAAGGTTAACTTTTGCAAATGTGTCGCCACCGATGTGCATTGCTGCCATGTATTCGCCCGGTGTTGGCATCTTGTATTCGCGTGCAGGTTGCGCCCACAATTTTTCTACTGTGCTTGCGGCTGCTTCTGCTACTGGGGTTTCAATTTTGTCGGTCATGTCTTTGTCCTTTTGATCGTCTTGTTCTGATTGTATAGCATTAGTT